TATGACTGTAGGGTCTGCATCAGGCAGCCCTGAAAGCGTGAACAGCTCATCATCACAAGTTCCCCGTAACACTCCAGCTACAGGTAACAGTGATATTGATGAAGCTTATGGTAACTATTTCGATCCTGAGGTCGTTGGGAATTATTTCCTTGAAGACCTCAAAGGAGCGTTATCTATTGAAATTCTTGAGCCATTTAACCCTTGGAGGTTAGCTGGTTTGGAATCCCCTTCTACATATTTAAAAGGCCTCATCTCTTCTTTCCTGACACCCACCATCAGTGAGAAGGACGAGAAAGTTGCCCAGGAGTTGATAGACGCCGTCAACGAAGCACCATTTATCGACGAAGCAGTTGTAACAAAGAAGCGAATGCATCCTAGTTACATGGCTGAGTTGATTAGTGACGCTAAGATGAAATATCCTTTAATGCAGGACACCCGTGCGGATAGGATATGTCTATCTCGTTTCTTCGCAGCTCAAATGACAGAGCATGGAATGCGTACAACGCATCAGTCTGCCATGTTGCCTTTACTCCTTGAATTATTCTTTGTACCATCTGATGCTGAGCTTTTGGGCTTGAGAATCAGACAGTCCCTAGCGTTTAGTGACCGTCGTCATGAGAGCCAGGTTAAGTATACTACTAGGAGTTCCCCTTGGTTGTTCAACTGGTTCGGATCTGCTCGCAGCAGATACGAGCCAGCTGAAGGCCTTTGATGGGGCCTCTGTCCGCTACCAGCTATGGATTCACCAGAATCAATGTGTCCCGACCATAGCGACCTGGTGGTAGTAAAGACAGGGGTCACACCAATAAAGACGAAGAAGTCATTCGTGTTCACCGGCATGGCCGCACACCATGACTTCCGAGTCTACAATTCCCGTATATCAACTATAGAACGGGCCCTTAAGGAGAGAGTCTATTACGTTAAAGACCCAGTGATAGGCTGGACTACCCCCCATAGACTAAGTGAGTTAACATTCACAGCTAAGTTAAGACCTTTCAAGGAGGCGATGGACAAATTGGCCAGAGTAACCACCCCGATGCAGAGAGACGAATTCGTCTCATCATACCAGGGTCGTAAACGGACAATTTACCAGAACGCTACAGACTGGTTGCAACGCAATGGTTTCACCGCGAAATGTGCTCGCGTCAAAGCTTTTGTTAAAACTGAGAAATATAACTTCACATTGAAGAAGGACCCCGCGCCCCGCATCATCCAACCACGTGATGCGACGTATCTAGTTGAGTCAGGTAGATACATCAAATCCATCGAGAAAAAGGTGTATAAAAATATTAACAACATTTTCGGCTCAGTTACCGTGTTCAAAGGACTAAATGCAGCTCAGCGAGGAGATGAGATCTATAAGAAGTGGAAACGTTTCACAGATCCTGTCGCCATATCACTGGACGCAACAAGGTTCGATGAGCACGTGAGTAACGCAGCTTTAAAATTCCAGTCCGGCATTTATCATAAGTATTTTTACTGTCGATATTTTTCTTGGCTAATGTCGCTACAACGTGACAACATCGGTACCGCACGAGCGGAGGATGGTTGGCTAAAATATAAGACAAAGCATAATAGAATGTCCGGTGACCCTAACACATCGTTAGGAAATGTTGTTATAATGTGTGGTATCTTGTATAGTTACTTCAAGGAATACGGTCTCGCTGCAGAATTAGTTAATGATGGAGACGATTGCGTAATTATTATGGAAAGAAAAGATCTCTATAAACTCAACATGTTAGAAACTTTCTATCATGAATGTGGTTTTAGGATTGAAGTAGAAGAACCTGTGTACAAAATGGAACACATATTTTTGTCAGTGTCGCCCTGTTGAAGTTGAACGCGGCGTGTACCTCATGGTCCGAAACCCTAAGGTCACACTATCAAAAGACTCCATCTCGCTGAAACCCCTCAACACCCCACTACTTGGTAGGCGGTGGTTGAAATCAGTTGGAGAGGGAGGAAAAATCTTGTGTTCAGGTATACCGGTTATGCAACACTACTACTCATGCATGCTGCGTAACGCTGGTAATGTTAAGGCTCTTGTTGATCCCACACTGGACGGTGGTCTTTTTAGACTTTCGAAAGGGATGGAGGAAAGAAGCCCCATTATCACGGATACATGTAGAGTATCTTTCTGGGAAGCTTTCGGCATTACACCGAGCGACCAACGTGTACTTGAAGCATACTATGCCACACACTCCTTCTCACAGGCAGGGACTGAGAGGATGCGCTTTGCGTATCTCCCGGTTCCGTTGTGAGAGGGTTCGAGAAGGAAAACTCGATAAACCCGTCAACTGACGTATAAGCATGGGGTCTATACCAGAAATGCCCAAAACTCCAAGAGTGCTAAACAGAACGCCAAGAGACTGCACGGAGCACCCACTAGGGAGGTATAGATGCACAGTCCCGGTATAGTCTAACGGTATCCCATACAATGACTAGGAAAAGTAACAAGAAATTCGCCAGTCTCGAAAAGAAGCTGGCATCACTACAAGTGACCCAAAAACAGAAAAAGAAACCCCAACCCAAGAAGAAAGCAACGCCGTTTCAGGACGTTGGTTCTACCCTTGGACGAACAGTCGGAAGCATGTTTGGGAACGCAGGGATTGGATCCGGAATTGGACGATGGCTCGGACAGGGCATTGGTTCAATATTTGGATCTGGTGATTACACCCTGGCTGGTCCTAAACCTGATTATAACGTGCTGGTTAATGGTTCGCAGATTCCACAATTTTCTACAACCCACTCAACCAACATCATCTGCCACAGAGAGTATCTCGGTGACATTACTGGCACTAGTGCCTTTAATAACACTGCTTATCCTCTTAATCCCGGTATGTATCAAACATTTCCGTGGTTATCTACCGTCGCTCAAAATTACCAGGAATATAGATTCCATGGTGTGACATTTGAGTTTAGGTCCCTAATCACGGATTATGTTACCAGTGGATCGCCGGGGGTTGTTGTGATGTCTACCAACTATAATGCTGATGTACCCACATACACCACCAAACAGCAAATGGAGAACGCTGAGTACGCGGTGTCGGTCAAACCAACCCGTGACTTAATGCATGGTATTGAGTGTGCTATTGACCAAACAATCTTAC